ACCCCCGCAGTCCTCCACCAGAAGCGCGCCGAGATGGGAGCAATGGCCTACGCCCGGGCCTACGAACTCGTTCCCGTCAGCAGCGACCTGCTGGTGTTCCAGCCCGAGTGGCTGCGCTACTACCGCGCCGACCAGAAGCCCAAGGTCACGCGGACCGTCGCCGCGGTGGATTGGGGATACGGGCGGCGCTCGCAGGAACGCGACGATCCCGACTACAGCGTCTGCATCGTGGGGGAGATTGACGCCGAGCGACGGCTGTACCTGACCGACATCCTGCGCGTGCGCGAGCCGTTCCCGACCTTCGCACGCATGGCGGCTGCGCTGCTTGACAGACGCGGCGCATCGGTCGTGCTGGCCGAGGCGAACGGGCCGCAGCGCGGAATCTTCGACCAGTTCGCGGAGATCACGCGACAGCCGATGCTGGCGGTGGAGCGGACGATTGACAAGCACCTCCGCGCCGCCGGGGCGCAGCCCTTCGTGCAGGGCGGGAAACTGCTGCTGCCTGCCGACGACGCCGGATCGGTGCGACCGGAGTTTACATGCGTGGTGGACGAGATGCTCGCCTTCCCGGCTGGGGCGCACGATGACACGGTCGATGTAGTCGTGGACCTGTGCGGTGAGGCTGTGCGCGGGTCGCTGTCAAGCGCCGACCTTAGTGTCAAGCGAATCGAACGGCCCGACGCGATATCTCGCATGTTCGGCGCGAGTCGCGCTCGCAAGCCGTTTTTCGGGTGATACGATGGGAGCATGTGCGGACACCGCGACACATTCGCCGCGAAGGGCCAGCAGACCGTCAAGTGGTTTGCTGGCAACGCTCCGGTCAACAGCCGGAATGTTGAAACCATCACGGGAGAGCAGTTCAAGAAGGCTTTCCCAAGCGAGGCGCGTGCGTTCTCGCACGACTTCATGCGGTTGACTTCTGTGCAGGATGGTCGTCTGTACTACATTGGAGCCATCGGCAGCAGCGTCAGGCCGATCACTCGTCGTGTTGTGTTTGTTGAGACTGACAGGCCGACGAAGTGCGGCGCAATGTGCCGAAACGCCAAGGGGCCGATGTGCGATTGCTCCTGCAAAGGTGATAACCACGGCGCTGGTGTCACCATGTCCCGCGCCCGGTTCGCAGCCGAGGACCTCGACCTGCGTCCGACCGCGGAGATGGCGGCGAACGCCGAGCGCGGACTCGCGCTCCGCGAGGAGCACGGCAAGGGCGGAACGGCTGTCGGGGTCGCTCGCAAGGCCGCGCAGATCGACAAGGCAAAGAGCGAAAGGTTCGGCATGGCGAAAATCAACTATGAGGAGTTCCGCGCAATGGGATACTCCTATGGGCAGCGAGCACAGCAGCGCGGTGTGCGTCGGATCGTGGACGACAAGGAATACACAAAGGCGTTGTCTGTTCGGTTGTCGGGACTTGGTATCAGATGGGACGATGCCGCAGGCGTGAGGGCGCATAAGGTCGCTGACGAGGCGTGGAGCAAGGGTTGGCACGCAGCGATGTTTGACGAGGCGGAAAACCCCCCAAAGTTTGCGGTAGGAGAACCCGTGGGTTGGAACATCGGGACGCGAATTGTCCGAGGGTCTGTCGCACGGGTCAATCGTCTTGCAAAGCCAGAGCCTGAGTACATCGTGGATTTGACAGACACGACTAGTGGGCGCAAGAGGCTCAACATCCCGGAGTCGTCGCTCGTCAAAATGTCACGATCTTCCCACAACATCGCGACGCTCACAGCAAGGCGTCGGGAGAACACTGACAAGTCGCCTGTCGCGCTCGCGCAGATCGACAAGGGCACCAACATGAAGAATGCACGCAAGGAAGGGTTTGCGTTGGACGACATCGGTAGCCGCGAGCGACTCAAGGAGTCCATTCAGCGACACCAGTTCTACACCGACAGGATCCGGCGAGCGCAGGCCGAGTTCCGCGTGGCCTTCCGAGAGGACTTTGGGATAAACGCCGACCCAGAGGTGATCCGCGACCTGAACGCAGTCGTGGACCGGGCGGTTGCAGATAGCCAGCGAAACCCTAAGAAGGCCGCTGCGGATCTCCGAGCGTGGGCGGACGGCATCACCAGCATGTGGATGCACCACGACCACGGGAAGCGCACCGCGCTGGCGGCGCGGCAGATCGCGATGCAGATGGCAAACCTCGCGTCGTCTGGGTTTGCACGCAAGGCCACACCGAACAAGGACCGATTCTCCATGACCTACGACGAAGCCGAGTACCAGATCGCTCTTGCGGAGGAGCGCATCGACAGCCGCGGATGGCGCAACCCCGAGCAGGTGCTGGCGTGGACGCGCCGAGCCAACGCTGCGATGCGCCGCGCCGACGCCGGAGACCAGAAGGCGCAGGCCGAGGTCATCCAGATTGCCACAACGCTGAAGAACCTGTACGCCTCGCAGCATTCGCGCCCCGGCGCGAAGGCGAAGTTCGCGTCGAAGATCATCAAAGCGCAGGGGCATCGGTTCAAGATCACCGACGAGGGCGAGGGCTTCAAGAAGATCTATGTGGAAGACGACGCGGAACACGGAGGATGGTTGTTCCTTCGTCGCGTGGCGGACGGACTGGACGCGGAACGCTTGATTGAAAGCGGCGCAGAACCCGGTCCCGTTCACAAGTGGGTGCACCGCTTCTCCCGCCCCGGCGCGAAGGCGGCGTTCAGCGTTGATTCTCGCATCGAAGTCCTGCGGCAGAAGGTGCAGACCTACATCGCCAAGGGCGGATCGTGGCAGGGACTCGACAAGCCCGAAGGCCTTGCGAAACTCGTAGGCGACATCATCAACGGGTCATTCCGTCCAACCGACACGGGCATGGACAATGTCGAATCGCGGCTTCGCAAGTACCAAGGCATGAACTTCTACCGCACGGGCGCGAAGGCGGCGTTCGCCGCCAACAATGTTGATCTCTGGAACTACTTCGCTCGGAGTGACTTCATCATGGTCAAGCAGAATCCGACCGAACTTGCCAACTACGAGCGGTTTGCCAAGAAGGCGTTGAGCATGGCCGATTTCACGCCTCCGGCGCGGCAGGGTGATGGCCCGAGCCTGCATCAGATGGCGAAGGAGGCGCTGGCGGACATCGCGCAGTACAAGGAGGCCGTCTACCGCCACAAGAACCGCGCCCCGTGGGACACCTACGGTCGCCCCGGCGCGTCCGAGGCTTTCGCGCTTGGTCGCGTGTCGAACGCCGCCACGCCGCAGGCCGACGAGGCTCTGACCGCTCTCGCCGCGCAGGTGGGCCGCGAGCACACCGTGAGCCTGTTCAAGCGATGGACCGAGGGCAAGGCCGCGATGTCGCGGGGCGACGCGAAGGCGGCGTTTGGGCTGGAGAGGTCCGTCAACATCATGCTGTCGGACGCAGGTATTCCAGATAGCGCGTTTGATTGGAAGAACGGGTTCCTCCTTGTCGATCCTGACCACCATGACCGCATTGTGGAGGTTCTCAAGGGGTATATCCCGTGGGAGTTGAAGACGCTTCCGCGCATCAAGAAGCAGGCGATGGGCGTCTACTCGCGGCGCGGCGCGAAGACGACATCTGCTACCGTGTAAACCATGCCTGACACGCCGAACGACCCCAATCCGCTCGCGAACGGGCTGACTCCGGCGCAGCGTCCTCGCAAGCCGCTCAAGGCTCCGGTTGAGCGCGGCTTGACGCAGCCTCTCGCGACCGCTGTCGAGGTGCAGCGGTCGTTCTTCACCACCGCCGACAAACTGCTGCGGAACGCGAGCATCGCGTACCGACTCAATCCGCAGTACCAGCAGATGATGCGTGCGGACGCCGACATTGAAGGCGTCCTCCGCTCGCTGCAGGTCACGCTCGCGTCGCTGGAATGGGCGATCTCGTCCACCGACGACACGAACGAGAAGGCGGTCGAACTCGCGCAGCGCATCAGCGACATCTTTGAGGCGATGCCAAGGCGCTCCGACTTCGTGCGTGCGATGCATGAGGCCGTCTGGTACGGGAGCGCGGCGACCAACCTCGTCTACCGACGAGACCCCCGCCTCGGCATCGCGATCAAGGAGTGGTATCCGTTCCACGCCGACACGCTCGCGTTCGACCAGCGCGGCAACCTCGCGATGCGCGTCGGAGCCGAGTATTCGATGCACGGGCCGTCCGAGCAGAACATCGGGTTCGACAGCCGCGTCCACATCTTCACGGACGAGGAGCGCAAGGCAATCGTCCACCACCGCGTGTTCGTGAGTGCGCCCGACTTCAACGACCCGAACGGCACGGAGTCGATCTACCGAGGCATCGGCGCACGCGACATCTGCTGGTTCATGTGGCTTGCGAAGCAGGAGATCCTGCAAGATGCGATCACCTACGCGGAGCGGTACGCGATGGGAATCCGCGTCGGCTACTACCCGCTGGGGCAGGACGCAGGCCGCTCCATGATGGAGACCGTGCTCGCGAACCTGACGAACGACAACTCGGTGCTGCTCCCGCAGAGCGGCACGGAGAAGATCTACGACATCGACATCAAGGAGCCGAACGCGGGTCGCGCTCAGGTGTTCATGGAACTGGTCAACTGGTTCAGCGGCAAGATCAAGGAGGCCATCCTCGGTCAGAGCCTGTCCAGCGAAACCGGGTCCACGGGCCTCGGCTCGGGCGTCGCGTCGCTGCACGCCGACACGCTCTCGCGCATCATCCGCTACCACGCGGACGCGCTCGCGGACTCGCTGACCTGCGACTTCGTTCGCGTCGTCGCACGGATGCTCGGCGCGTCGGAGGACGAAGCGTCCTGTCTGCGGTTTGAGTTCGCGCCAGAGCGCCCCGACCCCAAGGAGCGGCTGGAGGCCATCAAGACATTCATCGAACTCGGAGGCACCGTCTCCGAGCGCGAGGTCCGCGACCTCCTCGGCCTCGCACAGCCGTCGCAGGACGAACCCGTCCTCCGGGGTGCGAGCGCCACGGCCCCGGGATCCGGCGACGCGGTTGCCGCGCTCCTGTCGGGCGGGTCCGAACCCGCCGAGGGCGTTCCCCCGTCGCCCGACGCTCCGCGCCAGTTCTCGCGCCGCACTTGGTGGGGCTGACCCATGCAGCAGGATCCTTCGCTCGCCGCGCTCCTCAAGGACGCCGCGCAGGCGTACCGCGAGGCCATCGCCGCACAGGTCGAGGGCGCGGACCCGTCCGAGCATTGGGAGCGGTGGAAGGCCGACACGGCGGCTCTGCTGCTTGCGTCGTGGGCGGCTGGGGCGCTCACGACCGTCCGGCAGGCCGGAGTCAAGCCTGCGCTGGCATCCGCCGCAGCGCAGCCCACGGCGTTCGCCCGGGGCATCCCCGAGACCGTCTACAGGTTCGAATCCGGGCCAGCGGCATCGGTCGTGTCCCGGTTCATCAATCTGCTTCCGATGACCCGCCAGCGATGGGAGGCCCTGATTGACTACGCGTACCAAGCGGCGGGGGAGATGCAAGGCGACGAGGCCGCGAACGCCCTTGCGAAGATCCTCGACCGTTCCCCGAGGCTCCGCGATCTCGTTCAGGGTGCTGCGGGTCGTCCGCCTGTGCCGAATGTCAAGACCCCGCGGCGAGCGCCCGAGGCCGTCAAGCGCGCCCGGACGCCCGAGGTGCAGGCCGCTGTGCAGGGGTCGTTCTTCGCGACGGGCATGACGCAGCAGCAAGTCGAGCAGACCCAGCAACTCCTCGCCAAGGTCATACGGCAGGAGGTCACGACCAGCGTCGCCGGGAAGAAACTCGTGACCCTCGGTCTTGGCGACTTCGTGGAGCAGGCGACGCTTGAGACGGGGACCGACCTGACCTCGGCGCGGCTGGAGACCATCTACCGCACGAACCTGAACCGGGCGCAGACGCAGGGGCAACTCGACATCTGCCGGGACGAGACGGTCAAGGCGTTCGTCCCTCTCATGCGATTCAGCGCCACGAAGGACAAGCGCACCCGTGACACGCACAAGGCGATGGACGGGTACATCGCGACCGTCGATCAGATCGACGCGATGGGGATCCCGGCTCCGCTGGGGTTCAATTGCCGCTGCGCGTGGATCCCGATCAGCGTCAACAAGGCGGCCAACGAGGGCCTGTGCGACGAGGACGGCAATCCCGACTACGAGGAGATCAAGCGCCGCAACGGATCGCGCCAGCGCCTGATTGACACAGGGCAGATTCCAGATCCGGGTTTCATCAGCGGCTGATAGGATCAACGCATGGCCGACGCAACGATCACCACTCCGCAGCGCAACTACAGCCTGCTCGCATCCGCCAGCACGCCGACCTCGTTCGCGGCGCTGTCGATCACCTCGCGCCCGAGCACGGGCGTCGTGTGGGACTACCAGACCACGGGCGCGAACGCATCGCCGTCGCTGATCCGTCTCATGCCGTGGTGCGGAACCGCAGCGGCTGGCGCGAGCGGTTCGATGCGCGTCGTCGGCTGGTCGCGCATCTCCGCAAGCGAAGGCGACCGCTGGCTCCCGTCGATCCTCGGTGAGTTCACGCTCACCTTCAGCACGACGCTCGGGAACATCCCGTCGTGGACGCTCGACACGAACACCGTGCGGCCCTATCAACTCGTCTCGCAGGCGGCGAACGCTCCTGCAGCGTACCTCTACAGCCCGGGCAGCACGAACACCGCTGCGTCCGAGCCGTGCGAGATTCTGCTCGACTGCAAGGGAGCGCAGGTCGTGACCGTGCAGTTCGCGATCACCGCATCGCCGTCCGCGACGATGGGCGTCCTGTACACCACCCTCTGAGGCAACACGATGCGAGCGATCCGCAGCCGACAGATGTTCAACGAGAGCGACACGCTGGTGCAGCCTGCCAGCATCGCGTTCGGCTCGCTGCGCCCGTCGCAGTTCATCTCGGATCTCGCGGCTGGTCGCGACAGCCTCGACATCGTCGTTGTAGGTGACAGCAACACAGGCTCGGCGCTCGCTGACATGTGGGGGTATCACCACGGGCTGCAGCAGGCGCTGTTCAACCGCGGCTACACCTGCTACGCGACTCCCGTCTGTCCGGTGGTCACGGGATTCACGACGAACCCAGCGGTAGCGTCACCGAACATCTGGCGCGGGGCCGTCAACATGGAATCCGGCGGGAATGCCGCGAATGCTCCGTTGCTCGACGGAAACACAAGCGGAGGTTCCACGCCGTATGCGGTCTGGAATCCCGGAACGACTTGGACGCGCTACGGCAGCAGCACATCGGTTCCGCCCTACATGGAGAGTTGGGCATACCTCGCGAACAGCACCCAGTACTTTTCCACGAACGGGGTTGGCCTCGACATCGGCCATCCGCTGAACACGAATGGAAATGTGCTGCGATATCGGGTGCGCTACGGGCGATTCGTCGGCTCAGGTGGATACATCTGCCCAATCGTGCTGAATATCGTTTCACCTTCCCCGACAACTGCTACCTCCAAAGCCGCGTTTAGTGCGCTGAGTGTCTCTGGCGGGGTCGATCCCATCGCAGCGGAGGTTTCGTGGACCGCGAACGGCACGAACGCATACCGAGGCGGATGGGCGTACACCGGGCCTGATGGAAGTGGAATCGTCACCAAAGGCCCAGTTGCCGTCCACTCTCACAGCATGTACCGCGCCACAAAGGGCTGGGCGGTCACATCGCACGGCTATCAAGGCGGCGAAACCTCGACGCAGATCGCGACCAGACTAGACACCGTCAAGGGCGCACCGCTTCGGGAGCACCTCACGGAACTTCGCGCACGGCAGATCGCAGCCGGAGGCACAGGCCGCGTGCTCGTCATGGTGCAGAGCGGCACGAACGGAACGGATACCGCGGCGACATGGGTTGCCGCCCACAAGACGATCTGGGCGTCGTATCGGACGGCGTGGGCGACCCTAGGGTATCCGCCCAACGACCTCGCCATCGTTTCGTGGGTTTCTCACCCGCTTGACGCTAACGACAGCAGCAGCACGGGCGCATCTATCGGAAACCTGCAGGCGTGCCGCGTCGCATCGCAGCAGATGGCGCTCGACAACCCGGACATGTGCGTCGTCAATATCAAGGCGCTGGCGTCCTACGAGCAGTTGCTCTGGGCTGGCGGCAACGGCACGACCTACTACCAGCGGTACAACAACATCCCCGCCGCAGGCGCGAACATCGTGGCGCACCTGTCCGGCGGCTACTACACCGGAACGACCTTCGGGCCGAGCGACGGCTACACGATGCTGTCGAACGCGATCCTCGGCGTGCTGCTCGCCTCGGCATGATCTCTTGACAAAGCAAGAGATTCCGACGCAAAAATCTTGAGAAACCGTAGAGTCCCTGTCGTGAATACTCCATCTCACCGCGTCTCGGATCTGGGCGACAAGGTCGTGATCCACGACCTTGAGGTGTTCTGCGCCTACGACCGGGAGATCGACGGAGATCACGACCCCGAACTCGCGAAGTTCGACAACGAGCGCGTCGCGGACATCGTGGACAGCACGCAGCAGTACATGCACCGAGGCTCGTTCCCGCGGCTCGTCGTGATGCATGAGCGCGACGGCAAGGAACCGAAGTCGAGCGTCGGGCGCTTCACCAAGATCCAGTATCAGGAGCGCGACGGCGTCGGATACATCGTGGGCGACTGCGAGGTCGAGCGCAGCGTGTTCGACAAGTTGCTCGCGACCAACGCGTTCCCGCGACGCAGCGCCGAGATCTGGCAGGAGCAGAACCATCTCTCCGAGGTCGCGCTGCTCGGTCGCGAGACCCCGAGGCGTCCGCTTCCCGATACGCACTTCGGTCGTCGTGGACAGCGCGTTTGCTTCTCGCGTCCGCTGCGGCCCGTCGAGTTCGACATGGGAACTGTCGGCGGCGGAATGAGCACCTATGTTCCCGGCACGAAGGACATCAACATGAACGAAGACCTGCGCGAGGAAATCAACGCGCTGAAGGCCGCTATGGAGGAGATGAAGAACTCCTACAAGAAGCGCTTCGGTGACGATGCGGACAAGGACGAGATGGCCGAGCCGGACGCGGACGAGATGTCCATGCGCGAGGGCGAGGCCGAGACGATGGAAGCCGACGACATGCTCGTCCAGCAGTTCGCTGAGGAAGAGGGCGACGGCGACGGCATCCACATCGACATTGATTCGCACGGCGACGAGGACGAAGAGGACGAGGACGAGGCCGCGGCCTTCCCGGCGTCCCGTCCAGAGCGATTTTCTGAAGGCGTCCCGGCAGATGCCTACGCCGCGTTCCTCCGATTTCTTGACCGTGCAAAAACCGCTGCGGTCAAGGGCAACAAGGCGCTGGCACAGGATTTCCTGAAGCAAGCGACGGCGCAAGTGCAGAGTTTCCCCGCTCTGAACCGACCGGGAAGTGCTCGGGACCGCTACATGGAAGTGACGCAGAAGGTAGCGTCAATGGGCCGTGCTAGCGCGGTTGTTATGCGTCGCGAGAACAAGCGCATGGCGCGTGAACTCGCGACCATGCGAGCGGAACTGCACGCCGAGAAGTTCGCTCGCGAGATCGACGCGATGGAGCAGGAGGGCTACCGCATCCCGGCGGAACGCCGTCCGCAACTCATCGCGGAACTCATTGCAAGCCGAGACCCGGCGGAACTGCTCGACACTTGGCGCGACCTGTTCGCCCGAGACCCCATCGGCCAGCGCATCGACATGAGCCGTGCGTCGCTCCCCAAGGGCGACATCGACGCTCGTCAGATCTCCGAGATGGTCCGCGAGTACGCGGGTCGTCCGGCGGATTTCCAGAAGGCACTCAACAGCCGCATCAAGCGGTGATTCAGGAA